ACAAAAGCTAGGTACTTATCTCCATCGGTACCAGTTATTGTGATGTATGTACTAGTTAAGTTTGCGGCTGATCCCTTTGTAGTGCTAACAAATAGTGATATATCTTCATGCCACTTACCGTTAGATGGAATAAGCGCATAGTCCCATGGAGTAATGACTGTAGATTCTAAACCAAAGAGGATTCTAAATAGGAATTGGAATGACTCCGGAGAACCTTTGGCTGAGAATAAGTCCTTTGAATTTCTTAAGAATAACTTCTTATCGATGTATGGATACTCGACACCATTAACATCAAGCTGATCCCTGAAGTACTTAAAGAATGAATCAATGGTTGTATCGATGTCAGTTAGTGACGTTATGGTTCCTATACTTTGAGTATCTAAGAAGTCATAGTACGCCTTAATGAACTCAACGAATCCTGGGTAGTCCTCGCGAACGAACTCAGGGATCTGTCTAGTTACGACTGAGCTTAATGGAATCATTAGTTTCTACTTGAAGTAAATACGTACTGTTCAGCGTTCTTATCGATAACTGGTGTAATTGATAATAGAGTTGAATCAATATTAACGATCTGGTTACGAATAGATACGACATCGTTTGATTGTGGTTTAATAACTAGTGTAAATGTACCATCAACCGTACCAGTAAGGATAAGGTTTGATATTGAGATGATACCATTAGCGTAATCTAATGTACCTACGTACTTAACGAGTACCTTGGTGTTATTCACTAGATAGAATAGTCTTAATTTACCGGTTGTAGAACCTTCTGTTGGAAGGTCATCGATGTAGCATACATTTGACTCACCGTAAACATTTAATCCATTTGAAAGAACTGATTCTTCCGGTACGCCTGAGTTATAGATTGGGTTAACCAAGTTAACGACATAGTTTGGAGCCGTATTAAACACTGGAGTGATCGCTCTGTGAAGCTTAAGTGTAACGATCGCGCTTGAGATTGATTGTTCAGTAGCAACGATATCACCCAATAGAGCTGAGTACTTAAGGATTCCACCAAATCTAACAAGATTAGCATTATTATAATCGATAACTGTATTCTTAACTAAGTTCGTGATGTCCAATGGAGCTCTTGCGGTTGCCGTTGGGTCATAGTAGTACGCTACATTTAATTCAACATTGATATATTCTGGATCTACTATCTTAGGATGAATGGTGACTGCGCATCTTGGTTGAAGAACATTGGTTAATAAGTCTGACTTTTCAGCGTCAGTCAAATAATCCTTATTCTTTGGTTTAATAGAGATAAACACGTCACCGTATGACTTAGGTATGTTTGTTTCTCCACCCCAGGCATTAACTGTCTGAGCGTTTGAATAGTAGTTATATACAGTTGAGATAAAGTCATCGAGTGTTACACAACGATTTTGAGTTGTGTATGCCCTTGGAGCGTTCCATCTTACTGACTCGATATCCTCAACGTCAGCACCTAGTGATGAAGGACTTACAGTTACTACTGAAGCGACCCCATTTGCGAGTGTAGAACCTTTATAGGTAAATACTGATATACCGTTAGGATCGGTTAGGTTACATGTTAGGTACTCGACGTTAACTACGTTACCTGGAATTAAAGCTGTACCGATCGTACCGTTACCAAACTCTAATTGATATTGTTTATTTGCGATCTCTTTAAGGAAGTATGCGTTTGTTGTAGAGTTAACTGTTAATAAGTTCTCTGCTCTTGTAAATGCGGTATAGACGCTTGAGTTTGCGTTCTCTTGAACCGTTACCTTAAGTGTCTTAACATCAATATTTGGATTCTGTAGTAAGTACTGTGAAGTATCGGTTACAGTATATTGGAATGTTAACGGTGTACCTTCCTTGATAACAACGTTTGAGAATGTATATGTATTTGTTGCTGTGTCAAGGTAAGCGTAGAGATTCTCTGTGTTATAGAAGTTATATGTAACTCCATTTGACGTTGCTGAGAATAAGCTGTACTTTGGTAACTCTAGTAAGTTACCGCCACCCGATGGACTGGATATGATAAGGTTAATAGTTGCTTGTGAACATGTTGCTGAAGTCGGTACGTAACCTAATTCCTTCGCGATCGATACCACTGATTCACGCTTAGAAGCTGAATCGATAAATGCCTCATTAATAGCAAGGTTATCATAAAGTGCCGTATAGTGTGTATTGTAGGCAAGGATGTCTAATAGGATAGCAAGGCTTGAACCCTCAAAGTCATAGTCTTGGAATTGACTTTGTCCCTTTAAGTAGTTCTTAAGATTAGTCTTGATCTGGTCAAAGTCTAATTCTGTGGTTGTTATTCTATTATTAGTAGCCATTATCGTGTTCTCGTAAGGATTAAATCTAAAGTTACTGGAGCGGTTGTGTTTATAATTCTAAATAAGATAGTGATATAAACAGAGTTATTATCTGGGTTTGACTTTACCTGTACGTCCATAAGAACGACCCTTGGTTCAAACGTTGTGATAACATCCGATATGGCTCTGGTTAATAGAGCGTCCAGCATCGGACCGGCTGGATTAAATAGTAAATTGCTTACCTGAGTACCGATCTCTGAATGAAATGGTCTCTCATAGTTTCTAGTTAGCACAAGGTTACGAACCGCAGCCTTGATCGCGTTCTCATCGTACTTCATTGCAACGTCATGAGTCGCTGGATTAGGCATAAAGCCGAGATCGAAGTCTGAATAGGTTCTTGTGTTACGCGACATATTACTTATTTATCTAAGTTATTAAGGTAAATGTACCAAATTCAGATACCCGCTTATGATCCCTCATAGTAAAGTTCTGTTTCCTTGGTGAACTATAAACAAATGATACATGGATCCAAACAGTGCTTGCACCAGCGTATTCCAATAGTAACTGATCGTATGGTACTAATTGTTGGATCTGTTGGATAGCGTCATAATGACCTTGTCTACCAAGACCTTGAATCACGATATCGGCAGCCTGTCCTAAATAGTGTTGTGAAGTCTTGCTTGATTCAGGTACGTCACCAGGTCTTCTGAATCCAGAAGTGATTTGAATACCTGGATAAACGGCAATGATCTTCTCAAGTACGTTCTCGCATAGACCCTTAAGGTTACATACAATTTGTTGTTTAGTTAGACCTTGCTGATCGACTGGCATTCTAGTACCGTTTGCTGTTAATCTACCAAGCGTAAAGTTTGGAGATAACTGCAGGTCTGGAGTGTATGAAGTCATCGCATTTGTTGCATCACAACTTGCTGGACTTGGTTGTACATTATTAGGTTGAGTTGAAGCCGATCCAGTTTGAGTTCCAGAGTTAAGTTCACCAGCAGCTAGAGTACCATCACTAATTTGCTTATTAGTATAATTAGTTGGATCACCTTCATCTGGTGTCTCATAGACTGATGAAGCCTCAAGACCACGGGTAATAACAACCAGCTCAGAGAAGTCCTTAGCCTCTGGTACTACCTTATCGAGAGGTGTAGCTAATCCAGTAGGATCAGCCGCTGGAACCGCTGGACAAGCGTCAGCCGTATCTCTGTTTGGATCACCAGGACAAGCGTGATCTACACCACCGTCATGTCTTGAATATGTATCACCATGTTGGTACATGTACTTAACACCCCAATTATAATCTGATAAATCGGATGTTTCCTTATACGTACCAGCCTTGACTGAGAATTCCCCAGGTGTTTCAAACTTAATGTTTGCAGCCTTAATGTTTAGGTCTTCCTTAACTGATATATCAGCCTTGCCAGAGATGTTAATCGCGGCATCGTTGAATATGTTTACTAATGTTGGACCAGAGATCTCAACGTTAACTGCATTATTTACCTTAACGTTCATCTCACCGTCGATCGTTATATCAGCAGTACCCTTAACGTATAGATAACCATTACGCTCAAGGATCTCGTACTTATCACCAACGATACGAGTAACCTGAGTACCATTTGCATCAGTCTCTACGTACGTACCAGACTTATGGTAGATATGAACTCGTTCTGAATATTCGGTATCGTCAAACTCCATTACATGACCGGATTCAGACATGAATACATGGTTGAATGGATACTTACTGTTATATGGGATTGGAGACTGATTCCATGTCTTACCGCCTGCGGTTACGACGCCTAGTTCTCTTGCAAGCTCTTTCTTATATACGATCGTTTTCTTAATGTCTTCATGACGAGCGAGCTTATTAGTATCTGGTTCGTTAAGGTATAGTGGATACTTACCATTTGGATCGTTAAAGCCAATTTGTTTTGACGTTGTCGTTGCCGTACCAGGAGATGGTAATCCATTAGGACCAGTGGCACCAACTGGAGTTTGGGCTGCTGGAGGAGTTACGTTGCCAGAGATATCAGGTGTACCGTCTTTTAGGTATAATGTAGATTCTGCTTGTCGTCTCTTTGTTAAACCAGCAAGTACTTGACCATTAGCTTTATTATAGAGTAAGAAGTCATTTGCTGCCGTCGTATAGTTTGCTGCATTAGTATCCGTTAGTATGGATGACTTATTGAATCCACCAGATCCGTTATTGTATGTAAAACAACACATCGCATCAAACATACTTTGCGTAATAGGTGCCTTAACCTTTTGAATGGTTGGAACCACTTGACTATTGATATGATCGGTTAGTAACTGATCGGCTTGAGCTTGTGTAATTGTTTGACCTGGTTGTACTGGGTTACCCGCGATCCTTGTGGTACCATAACCAATGGTCCATATACCAACAGAATCCTGATAAGCGGTTAATTTTACGCCCTCATATTGTTTAATAAGATTGATACCATCCGACGAGATCTGATACGAACTTGCTGGATTTAATCCTGTATTTTCTGGTGTGGTTGGAGCTGGAGTAGTAACTTGGTTACCATTATCATCAGTAACCGTCGTAGAGTTTGGTGTTACTGAGTATCCATCTTGTTTAAACAATGGACTATTTTGTTCTTGATCGACTGGACCGTTACCCTGTGGTATACCACCAATAGAACCTAATATGATTGGTTGTTGGTTATCGTCATCCATAAACATAACGACAACGGCTGTACCCTCAACTAAACCTACAGGAGCGTGACCGATTCCAGACATGGCGGCAGAAGTCGATGGTTGCATTGGATAAGCCCAAGGCAGATCCTTTGTAGGCAATAGTGCCTTATCGTAAGTATGCATACCAACGATTCGAACTTGGCATCTACCAAGTTTTAACGGGTCATCTCTATTTTCACAAATTCCTGTATATAGTCTCACGCTATTTGCCTTATAAATGATTCTTTAATAACTTCCATCGTACATTCATGTTTCTCACGGTCAATATTATGACTTAGTGCTGATACTATGTATTTACCAGAATAGATACCATCTAGATAGGATTCTGGATCGTCATCAGCGTTTAACTGAGCGTTCTTAAATATTCTTAACTCTACCACTTGACCAACACAATAATCCATACGACCAAATACGGTGATCTCAAGCTTAAATGCATTTATCTGTTCGATAAGTGATACACGATTCTGAATCGTTTGTGTGTTTGTTACATCGGTATAACCATTAAAGTTACCATAGTCCTTATGGTCCCTTATAATCATCGAGTCTGGTCTGGCTGGAGCGTTTGGTGTAACTAATGAATACTTATTAAGGTGTGTCTGTGTTGCAACATTATCGGATGCAGCATAGTTCTTATCTGTATACTTCTTAGTTACGACATCATAGTTAATCATTCGTGAAGCATACATACCAGATCTTACGCGTTCCATATAGTTATAAGTCTCTGGCGTATTAAGTTCTAGTATCTTTGTATAGTCATCACCTGGATTACGGTATGAACTACCAGTCGATGGGAAGTCATTTGAGTAGTTATCCCACTTAAACGTTTGGTACACTGGTGTTTGGTACAATGATTCAAGCGATACAAAGTTTAATCCATATTGATTCTCAAAGAATACGTATGATGGTGACTTGTTCTTATTAATAGCTTGAGCCGTTAGGTAACTAATGTTCTTTGATGGCGTCCAGAAGTTTGATATATGTTTGGTACTATTTGCAGTCTCTTCGATATTAATTGGTTTCTTACTTTCTAAACCATCTGCTGCCTGAATAATGCTTGTAATAGTATCTGATATCTTACCAGCGTAAGCCTTTGATACTCTCTTATTAATATCAATTGCCGCTTCCTTTGACATAAAGTAGAGACCAAAGCCTAACTCACGTTCATTTACTCTTACTCGGTCAGCCATCTTCCAGATATAGAACTCACCCTTAAACGTAAAGTCGGTGGTTAAACCTGGAGTCGATAATTGTAATCTTATAACTTCTTCACCAATAAGTGGAAAGAGGTCACCGAATCCTAATGATTCCTTAATGAATACAACACCAGTAAGAAAAGGTTGGAATATGTCTTGGAATACCTGCACACCGATAACCTGGTTGGTTATGGTTTGGATGAATCCCTTTGTGGTGATGATTGATACTTCTTCAATCAGTACCTCACCGGCAAATGATAAATTTTCAGGAGTGCTCATGTTATATTAGGTTTTTAAACTGCGCCAGTATTCTAAATAGATCTTGAGGAGCTATAAGTTGTATGCGTCTTTTTGATTCATTAACGGATACTTCATAGTCAAAGTTTGAAACTGGATAGGTTACCTCTGTCTCACCATATACGTTCTTATTACCTTGATTCACGATCCAACCGTTTGCATCGACATAGTGATGTGGTGCATCAGCGGCTGCCCATGATCCATACTTCTTAAGTATATATTGTTCTAGCTCGTACTGTGGCTGAGGCCAGTCATTAACGTAGTCAAAGTTCTGATTTGCGATCATAAGTACCCAATGGTATAGTGATGAACCATACGCAAGTTCAGCGATGATCTCTGGTGTCTCACCGTCCTGGATATCATATTGATCGTATGACGTAACGTTCTGAAGTATCATATTAATAATACGAACGTTAAGTGTTACATCGGTTACAGCCTTTGCGACTAACTTACCATTAATCTCAAATGGATATGATATAGTAGGAAATTGTTGAAAGTACATGATTAAAATCCGTCCAAGATATTTTGTTTTGTAAGAAGTGCAAGTTCTCTAAACGACATAT